CCGTCTGGTGCGATTGTTTATGGCGGCTCTGATGGGCAATCCTCGATGAGTTCGGATCAATATGATCGCCTGCTCACAGAGATGGAAAGCCATCATCAAGGCGCGCGCAATGCGGGGCGTCCGATGTTGCTAGAGGGCGGTTTGGATTGGAAACCTATGGGCTTTAGCCCCTCAGACATGGAATTTCAAAAAACCAAAGAGGCCGCAGCGCGTGAAATCGCACTCGCCTTTGGGGTGCCGCCGATGCTTTTGGGTATCCCTGGCGATGCCACTTACGGCAATTACCAAGAGGCCAATCGGGCATTTTACCGTCTGACGGTGCTGCCTTTGGTGCAAAAAGTGACCGGTTCTATCGGGCATTGGTTGTCAGAAATGACGGGCGAGGCGATTGAGCTGAAACCTGATTTGGATCAAGTGTCTGCGTTGGCGCCTGAACGCGATGCCCAGTGGAATCGAGTGGCCAAGGCCGATTTCCTGACGGCGGATGAGAAGCGCGCGATGTTGGGATTGCCCCCTTTGAGCACCGAGGCCCATGCCGAAGTTTTTGACGAGCTGCCAAGCGACGATGGCGCCGAGCAAACGCCTGAACACTCTGAGGAGCACCCAGATGCATAAGCAAACTGACAACGGGCTTGAACATAAATTTATGCGCCTTGGCGAAGATATCAAAGTCACGGATGGTGTTGTGATCGAAGGCTATGCGTCTTTGTTCGGCTGCACCGATCAGGGCGGTGATGTGGTGCAAGCCGGTGCCTATCAAAAATCATTGGCGGATCTGAGTGCCAAAGGGCGCTCGGTCAAAATGCTTTGGCAACATGATCCCGCGCAGCCCATCGGCATTTGGGACGAGGTGCGCGAAGATGCGCGTGGCCTTTATGTCAAGGGCAGGTTGTTAACAGATGTCGAAAAAGGTCGCGAAGCCGTGGCCTTGATCGAGGCGGGGGCAATTGACGGATTGTCGATTGGCTACCGCACGGTGCGCGCACAAAAATTGCGTGACCAAAAGGATGGCAAGGCTTCACGGCTTTTGTCTGAACTGGAACTTTGGGAGGTGTCTTTGGTCACTTTTCCAATGCTTCCTGACGCGCGACTTGTGACAGAAGAAAAGGGCGATGATCCCTTTGGCACTGAGACAATGCTGCGTGATCTCGCGGACGCCTTAACCGGCGCACGCAAGCTGCTGGCCCGCGATTAAGGCCAGCGCTCTCACCCTCTAACCAACAAAACACAAAGGATTGTTTGGATGAGCAAAACCGAGACAAAGGCTCGGGCCGGTACCGGTGTGTCCGATATGTCGGCCAAAACGGCGCTGACCACGCGCGGTCCTGCCACTGAGGTGAAGACCGCGCTGGCCGGTTTCATGAGTGATCTCAAAGATTTTCAAACCGATATCAAATCAAAGTTTCAAGAACAGGAAGAGCGACTGACCATGCTTGATCGTAAATCACACAATTTCGGCCGTCCGGCCCTTTCCGTATCCCAAGAGGTTGATATGTCACATAAAACTGCATTTGGCGCCTATGTGCGCATTGGCGACGACGACGCGTTGCGTGGTCTTGAGCTTGAAGGCAAATCCATGTCCACAGCCGTGAATGGCGATGGCGGTTATTTGGTGGATCCGCAAACAGCGGAAACGATCAAATCTGTGCTGAAATCCACAGCCTCGATCCGCTCTATCGCCAATGTCGTGAACGTTGAATCGACATCTTATGATGTTTTGATCGACACAACGGATGTGGGCACTGGCTGGGTGTCTGAGGCAGGGTCTGTCGCCGAGACTGGCACGCCTACAATCGACCGTATTTCCATTCCGCTGTTTGAATTGTCTGCTTTGCCAAAGGCGTCTCAGCGCCTGCTTGACGATGCAGCGTTTGATATTGAGGCATGGCTTGCGGGGCGTATCGCTGACAAGTTTGCGGCGTCTGAAGCGTCAGCCTTTATCAATGGTGACGGTGTCGACAAGCCAACAGGCATTTTGGCGCATGCTCAAATCGACAATGACACATGGGCTTGGGGTTCATTGGGCTATGTCGCAACGGGCACGGATGGCAGTTTTGATGCAGCCAACCCTGCGGATGCGATTGTGGAACTCGTGTACTCACTTGGCGCGCAGTACCGTGCAAATGGTACCTTTGTGATGAATTCCAAAACAGCTGGCCAAGTGCGCAAGCTCAAAGATGCTGATGGCCGTTTCCTTTGGTCCGATGGTCTGGCCGCTGGCGAACCTGCACGTCTCATGGGCTACCCCGTGTTGATCGCCGAAGACATGCCAGACATCACGTCTGATGCGGCTGCGATCGCCTTTGGTGACTTCGCAGCAGGCTACACAGTGGCCGAGCGTCCAGATCTACGCATCTTGCGTGATCCATTCTCAGCCAAACCACACGTCTTGTTCTATGCAACAAAACGTGTTGGCGGTGACGTGAGTGACTTTGCAGCGATCAAATTGCTGAAGTTCTCGGTCGCGTAATCCGTAACTGAACGAGTTCGTGCCTGATCTTTAGGGGTCAGACACGAGCGGTGGGTGCGCGTCTCGTTTGACGTGTTGTCTAGCTGCTCCCCCTCCGTCCGAGCAACACGGGGGCGCGCATCCATCATCACAAGTGGCAGGGGGACCCGGAAATCGGAGATGTACCATGATGTTAATGGAGCAAAGCCAAGTACCCCTAGCGGTGCTCCCGGTTGCACAGTTCAAAGAGCATTTGAGACTGGGCACGGGCTTTGGCGACGACGGGGTTCAGGACGGGGTTCTTGAGACGTATTTGCGCGCCGCGCTCGCCGCTGTTGAAGCGCGCACGGACAAAGTACTGATTGAGCGTGACTTTGCTTGGACCGTCACGGCGTGGCGCGATCTTGGGGCGCAAACGCTGCCAGTGGCCCCTGTGAGTACGATCACCGCTTTGGTGATTGTGGATCGCCTGAGCGCTGAAACTGTGATCGATGCAGGTCGATACTTGCTCGACAAAGACACGCACCGCCCACGGATCGTGTCCAGCGGTTTTGTGTTACCGTCCGTGCCTGTTGCAGGGCAGGCGCGTATTGAATTCACGGCAGGATATGGCCCGACTTGGGGCGATCTGCCAGCAGATTTGGCCCATGCTGTGATGCTTTTGGCCGCTCATTTCTATGAGCACCGCCATGAGACAGCTGTCAGTGCAGGGGCGATGCCTTTTGGTGTGAATATGCTTTTGGAACGCTACCGCAATGTGCGGTTGTTTGGGGGGCGCGGTTGATGTCAGCAGTGGTTCACCTCAATCGAAAACTGGTGCTGGAAGAGGCTTTGCGGACCTCTGATGGGGCGGGTGGTTATGTGGAAACATGGACGCAGCTCGGGACCCTTTGGGCCAATATCCAAGCTGGCACAGGGTCCGAGCGCTCTGAGGATTTTCTCACGGTGTCTCGCGTTCCGATGAAAATCATTGTGCGTGGCGCCCCAGTCGGTTCGCCACGCCGCCCAAAACCGGATCAGCGTTTTATCGAAGGCGGTCGGGTGTTTCGCATCTTATCTGTCTCTGAGCTTGACGCTCAGGGGCACTACTTGGCCTGTCAATCGCGTGAGGAGGTTGCATCATGAGTTATGGCGTCTCTGCGGCCTTGCAAACGGCTGTTTTTCAATCCCTTTCTGCTGATGCCACTCTCGCGGGCTTGGTTGGCAATGCGATCTATGATGCGGCCCCAACAGGCACTGTGCCCTCGCTTTATGTGAGCCTTGGGCCCGAGGATGTTGTTGATGCTTCTGATAAAACAGGTCACGGCGCACGCCATGAATTTGTGGTCAGCGTTGTGGCGGATACAGCAGGTTTTTTGACCGCGAAAGGCGTCGCAGCTGCGATTTCTGATGTGCTGGTTGATGCTGATCTGACGCTGTCTCGTGGCAGTTTGATCGGGCTTTATTTCGTGTCCGCCAAAGCGCGGCGCGTTCAAGACAGTGATGTGCGTAGGATCGATATTCGGTTCATGGCGCGCGTCGAAGACACCTAAGGCGTTTCGTATTCAAGTCGAGACGTAACTTGGTTTCGGCATGCTGTAATTTTTCATAAAGGGGCTTAGGCAATGGCTGCTCAAAACGGAAAAGATCTCTTAATCAAACTCGACATGACCGGTGCTGGTCAGTTCGAAACCATCGCAGGTTTGCGGGCCACGCGCATCTCGTTCAACACCGAAAGTGTGGATGTGACATCGCTGGAAAGCTCTGGCGGCTGGCGCGAGCTTTTGGGCGGTGCAGGCGTGAAATCCGCGTCCATTTCTGGCTCAGGTGTGTTCAAAGATGAAAACACCGACGAACGTGCGCGCCAGATTTTCTTTGACGGTGAAGTGCCTAACTTTCAGGTGATCATTCCTGATTTTGGCACTGTCGAAGGTCCGTTTCAATTGACGTCGATCGAATACGCTGGATCGCACAACGGTGAGGCGACGTATGAGTTGTCGATGTCGTCTGCGGGCGAGCTGACCTTCACGGCGGTGTAACCTATGGCAAACCCTTTCGCAGGCGAAGTGGCTCTGACACTTGATGGCACACGTTACGTTTTAAAATTGACACTTGGTGCTTTGGCCGAACTCGAAGCGGGGCTGGAAACAGACACGCTTGTGGCCATGGTTGAGCGTTATGAAGCAGGCAATTTTTCTACGAGCGATGTGTTGCGTCTCGTAGTTGCTGGTCTGCGAGGGGGCGGCTGGACGGGCGGTTATGATGATATTCTAACGGCCGAGATATCGGGCGGACCTTTGGAAGCAGCACGGGTGGGGGCAGCGCTGATCGCGCGGGCGTTCACCGTGCCAGGGTAGGGTCTTATGTCATTGATTTCAAATGATGGGTTTGATTGGCCGGCTTTGATGCGCGCTGGCATGAACGGGTTGCGCCTGAGACCAGATGAGTTTTGGTCTCTGACCCCCGCTGAGTTGCTTTTAATGCTTGGCGCAGGCTCTGGGTCTGCACCGCTCAGCCGGTCGCGGCTTGATGAATTGGCGCAGGCTTATCCTGATAAGGCTCCTGATGGGCCTCCACTTAAGACGGATCTGAAAGGGCAAGACAATGGCTGACATTAATGGTCTCGACAAATTCGAAGACAAGCTGTCACAGATGGAAGACACGATTGGCGGCGCCGAGGCGATGGCCTCTGCCTTCAACCAAGAAATGGTACGTCTTCAAGCCACAGTGGCCGAAACACAGCGCGAGGTTGGTACGCTTGAACGGGGTATTTCCAAGGGCCTCAAGCGCGCCATTGATGGGCTTGTTTTTGATGGTGACACATTGGCCGAAGCCATGCGCGGCGTTGGTAAATCCATGTTGGATGCGGCCTATAACGCGGCGCTTCGACCTGTGACCAGCCATGTTGGGTCTGTTTTGGGCAATGGGTTGGAATCCGTCATTCAGGGGCTTTTGCCCTTCGAGAATGGCGGCAGCTTTTCCCAAGGTCGCGTGACGCCGTTCGCAACAGGGGGTGTTGTGTCCAATCCGACATATTTCCCAATGCGCGGCGGGACAGGTTTGATGGGCGAAGCAGGGCCTGAGGCGATCATGCCCTTGTCTCGCGGTGCCAATGGCAAACTTGGTGTACGTGCCGAAGGTGGCAGTAAAAATGTGAATGTCACGATGAATATTTCCACACCTGATGTGGAAGGGTTCCGCAGATCTCAATCACAGATCGCAGCGCAATTGAGCCGTGCCATGGGGCGTGGATCACGCAACCAGTAGACGCTGTTCAATTGAAATTTGGGGCGAATGTGCCCTCAGAATCATCCGATGGAGGGGTAACTCATGGGTTTTCATAACGTAAGATTTCCGGCAAACTTGAGCTTTGGCTCTGTAGGCGGGCCTGAGCGGCGCACCGAAGTTGTGACCTTGGCCAACGGCTTTGAGGAACGCAACACACCATGGGCTCATTCGCGCAGGCGTTATGACGCTGGCCTTGGGATGCGCTCACTTGATGATATCGAAGCTTTGATTGCGTTTTTTGAAGCACGCCAAGGGCAGCTGTACGGCTTTCGCTGGAAAGATTGGTCTGATTACAAGACGTCCAAAGCGTCCCAAGACGTGAATTTCGAGAA